GCCTGCGGTACACGTACCGCGAGGCGTCTGGCTCTTCGACGGTTTACACCCAAGACGCGGTGATGTCGGTGCGTGGGATGTCGGATGACGGCGTGAACGGGATGAGCACGATTGAGCTCGCCCGCGATGCGATTGGGCTGGCTCGGGCGTGCGAGATCCACGGGGCGACGTTCTTCGGGAATGGTGCCCGGCCCGGCGTGATCCTCTCGACCGATCAGATCCTCTCGCCCGAGGCGGCCGAGAACACGCGGAACCAGTGGGAGCGGGCTCACCGTGGGGCGGATCGCAGCAACCGAACGGCGGTGCTGCAAGGCGGCTTGAAGGTGAACGAGTTGGGCGGCAACAACCAGGAGAGCCAGTTCCTTGAGGCTCGCCGGTTTCAAGTCGAGGAAGTGTGCCGCTTGTTCGGCGTGCCGCCGCATCTCGTTGGCGACCTCACGCGTTCGTCGTTCTCGAATATCGAACAGCAATCGCTCGACTTCCTGACCAACGGGCTGATGCCGTATCTGCGTCGCATCGAGTCTTCGATCGCTCGCGACTTGCTTGAAGGCGATGACGAATACTTCGCCGAGTTCGACACTCGCGGCGTGCTTCGGGCCGACGCTGCCGGGCGAGGATCGTACTACAACACGCTCTGGAATCTTGGCGTGTTGAGCGTGAACGAGATCCGCTCACTGGAGAATCTGAATCCCGTCGAAAGCGGCGATGTGAGGTTCGTGCAGTTGAACATGACCACGCTCGATAAGGCGGCGGCTGCTCCCGAGCCGATGCCCGCGACCGTGGTCGAAGAGATCGTGGTGGACGAGACCGCCCCGGCTCCCGAGCCGGTCGCGGATGCCGCCCCGGCCCAGGCTGATGAACCGCAACTCGCCGACGTTTCGCTCAACGGTGCCCAGATCACCGGCATCCTAGAGATCCTGACGCAAGTCAGTGCCGGGCTCCTGACCACCGACGCGGCCGGGGCGTTGATTCTCGCATCGTTCCCCAGCATCCCCCCGGCTGCGGTTGATCGCATCCTCGCGGGCACGAGCACGCAGCCTGCCGCACCCGAGCCGGTCGCGGAGCCGCCTGCCCCCGAGCCCGAGGCTCCCGCCGTGGAGGAAGCCTCGCAGCGTGCTGCCCCCGGCAGCGTCGCGGAGGGCGACTTCGTGTCGTGGGATTCGTCGGGCGGGCGTGCTCGCGGGCGGATCGACCATGTGATGGACTACGGCACGCTCGACATCCCCGGCACCGACTTCACGATCGACGCGACCGAGGAAGACCCGGCCGCCCTCATCACGGTCTACGAAGAAGTGAGCGGCGGATGGCGACCGACCGAGACGCAAGTCGGTCACAAGGTCTCGACGATCACGAAGATCGACCCGCTCCCCGAGCCGCCGCCGGTTGAGGAGAACGCCTACGGCAAGCCGAAGCGGAAGCCTCGGAGGCGGAAGGGTGGCTAAGTATGACCACATCGACTTCAGCCCGCCGAGCGGCGTGCGGGAGGAAGCAGCGAAGGGGCTCGCGTGGCGAGACGAGTACGGCCGAGGCGGCACGGCAGTCGGCGTTGCCCGAGCACGCGACCTGTCGAACGGCACGAACATCTCGCCCGACACGGCTCGCCGGATGAAAGCGTTCTTCGACCGGCATCAGACGAACATCGGCACGACGGGCTGGAGCCCAGGCGAAGACGGCTTTCCATCCCCAGCGAGGATCGCATGGGCATTGTGGGGCTCGGAGCCCGGTTGGGCGTGGAGCCGGAAACTGGTTGAACAAATGAACGCAGCAGACGAGGAAGGCAGGAGCATCATGGGCAACATCGAACGGCGTTCCTTGGCGATTGACGAGATCGAGTCGGCGGTGCCGCTGCTTGCGGTCGAGAGCCGCAGCGAGGACGGTGCCGAGCGTGAGTGGGTCGTTGGCTACGCAGCGAAGTTCGGCGTGCTCTCCCTCGACCTGGGCGACTTCGTGGAGCGGATCGACCCCGGTGCGTTCGGGCTGGTCGCCGAGCGTCGCGGCAGGCGGAAGCCGCTGGAGACGCGAGCCCTGTGGAACCACGACCCGAACTACCCCCTCGCCCGCTACCCCGGCACGCTGCGGATGACGGTCGATGAGGTTGGGCTGCGGTATGAGTTCCCGGTGCCCGACACGACCTACGGGCGGGACATCGCGAGCAACATTCGGGCGGGCATCGTGAAGGGCTCGTCGTTCTCGTTCACCGTTCCAAGCGGCGGCGACTCGTGGGCGGTCGAGGATGGCCGCAGCGTGCGGACGATCCAGCGGATCGACTCGCTCCTGGATGTCGGGCCGGTGACGTTCCCGGCGTATCCCGATGCCGATGTGAAGGTCGCCCAGCGGTCGTTCGACCAGTACCGGCAGCAGCAAGAGATCGAGGTGGCGAGGCGTTCGCTTGCCCGGTCGCGTGCCGCAGAGATTCGCGAGTATCTGAGGCAGCATGGCCGCTAGTGGTGATTCGTGCCCCCGGTGCCGCGATGGCAAGTACGCCGTCGCGTCGAGCGTTCGCAGCGGCGAGTATCAGACTCGCTATCTGCGGTGCCAGCGGTGCGGCTGCACCGACAAGCAGATCGTGCACGGCACTGAAGTGCGGCGAAAGTTGTTTACTGCCGAGCGTGCCTAACTGCATGGTTCCGGGGCGTGGCTCCTAGTTTCGGGGTAGGCGAACGCGATCGCGTTGCCGCGAACCCGACTACAGGAGCCTCCCTCGTGGACAAGATCAAGGCATTGCTCGAAGAGTTGGCTGGCGTTGTCGCCGAGATGGAGGCGATGACCGAGGACGCTCCCGAGGGTGAGGCTCCCGCTGAGCCGATGACCGAAGAGCAAGAGGCTTCGCTCCGGTCGCTCGAAGTTCGGGCCGACAAGTTGAAGGAGCGGATCGAGTTCCTGACCCGCGTGCAGGCCAAGGAGCTTGAGCTCCGCAGCGTTCTGGAGCGTGCCGCTCCCGCCAAGAAGATCGAAGCCACCGTCGAGGAGACTGCCGTGGAGAGTCGCAAGGCCCCCGTGTTCGCGATCCCGAAGTCGAGCCGTCCCCTTCGCGGTTTCAAGAGCGAAGAGCGTGCCTACCGTGCTGGCATGGCTGCCAAGGCGAGCTTGTTCAACGATGACGAAGCCCGGCGGTGGTGCCACGATCACGGCGTCAACTTCCGTGCCCAGGCGGGCGGGATCAACTCGCTCGGCGGCGTCCTGACCAATGACGAACTCTCGACCGAGATCATCCGGCTCGTGGAGGAGTTCGGTGCCTATCCGGCGAACGCCCGCAACGTGACGATGAACAGCGACACGCTGTTGATCGCTCGTCGCACCGGCGGTCTGTCGGCTCGCCCGATCGGCGAGAACGCCGCTCCGACCACGAGCGACGTGACCTTCGACAACGTGCAACTCGTCGCGAAGCTGTGGGGCGTGGACAACAGGGTGCCCATGAGCCTCATGGAAGACTCTGTGATTTCACTTGGTGACGCAATGGCCGTCGAGACAGCCCAGGCGTTCAGTGAAGCCTTCGACAACTCCGGGTTCATCGGAACCGGCAACGGGTCGCTCTATCACGGCACGGTGGGCGTTGCGGTCGCGATCAACGACGGCACGCACGCCGCGAGCGTGGTGACGGCTGACACCGGCAACAACACCTTCGGCGGTGGCACGAGCGGTCTCGACCTCTCGGACTACACGAACGTGGTCGCTCGGCTGCCCCTGTACGCTCGGCGGAATGCCAAGTGGTACATCAGCCCCGCCGGCTACGGTTCCTCGATGCTGCGGCTCATGATGGCTGCGAGCGGCAACAATCAGGCCGACGTGGCTGGCGGTGCGAACCTGTCCTTCCTGGGCTTCCCGGTGGTGCTTGTGCATCCCCTGGAGAGCCGCCTGACCGGCACCGCGAATCAGATCGCTTGCCTGTTCGGCGATCTCTCGCAGGCTTGCACGATGGGCACCCGCCGCGAGATCAGCGTGAAGACCGACGCCAGCCGGTTCATCGAGTTCGACCAGCTTCTGACGTTCGCCACGGCTCGCGTCGCGATGGTTGCTCACGACCTCGGCGATGCCACCAAGGCTGGCCCCATCGTCGCTCTCAAGTTCGCCTCGTGAACCCTCTGACCCTCTAGGAGACTCTGACTCGTGAACTACCTCGAAGCATCCAAGACGGTCGTGGGTTCCACCGTGACCTCGGCCGCCGGAACGGCGACCCTGACCATCGACCGCCTCGGCTACGACTACGCGTCGGTCGATGTGGTCGTGGCGGTGTCGGCGACCCCGGCGAATACCTCGGCGAGCATCCTCAACGTGCTGACGCTCTCGCAGGGCGACACGACCACGGCGGGCTCCTCGGTCTACACCGTGGCGGTTCCCGCCGCGAGCGTGGCTGTGACGGCCCAGCCGAGCGTCGTGCGGCTCGATGTCGATCTTCGCGGCAAGGGCCGGTATCTGAAGATCGACGCCACTCCCGCGACCAGCCTTGCCACCACGATCGTGGCTCGGCTCGGCAAGGGCGAGGTCGGCCCCGAGACCGCTTCCGCCAAGGGCGTGCTCGCGAAGTACAGCGGCTGATCGCTTGACAGCCTCGACACAGTGGATGGCGGGTGCGGCATGAGCCGTGCCCGCCATCTCTGTTTGAGGGCTTCATGATCGTCAAGGTCGGCACAACCGATGTCGATGTTCGGATTGAGTGCGTGATGAGCGGCCCGCGATTCGGCCCGCTCGCGAACCTCTTCGGCTGGGCTCAAGCCCTCATGCCGCTCGGCATCCGGCCCACGCTCGGGCAGGGAGCCCTCTGGGGGCAAGTCTTGCAGCGATGCATGGAGCAGTTCGTTGACTCGACCGAGTTCATCCTCACGACTGACTTTGATTCGTTCTGGGGGCAGCGTGAGGTGAGCGAACTGGTAGCGATGGCGATGGCGTTTCAGTGCGACGCCCTCGCCCCCCTGCAAGTCAAACGCGAGGACGGTCGCCCGATGTTCACGCTGCCCGGCACGCTCGACAAGCCGCCCGAGGGAGGGGCAACCGAACTGCCAATGTCTTGGTTTGCTGAGCCTGTGCAGGAGGTGGATTCGGCTCACTTCGGCTGCACGCTCATCTCGACTAAGGCTCTCAAGCGAACGCCGAAGCCGTGGTTTCAGGATCAACCAAACGCTGCCGGCGAGTACGGCGACGGGCGGATCGACGCGGACATCCACTTCTGGCGGCAGTTCCGAGCCGCTGGCAATCGCGTCTACGTCACGCCCCGCGTCTCGATCGGTCATGGCGAGTACGTCTCGGTCTGGCCGGGCAAGGATCTCCAGAAGCCCGTGTTTCAGTACGTCGGCGACTACACCGCGAACGGCAAGCCCAAAACTGCATGGAGTGCCCCTGGATCATGAAAATAAAACTGACGCAGAACTACTCGACCTACACCGTCGGCCGGGTGGTTGATTGCGAAGACGAGACGGCACGGCGGCTTATTCGCGACGGCATCGCCGTGCGGGAACCGCAGATGGATTTGATCGAGGCGGCGACGGTCGAGCCCGATGTCGAGCGGGCTGACGCACGACCGCGACGCGGCAGGAAACCGAATGCGATACCGCAGCCTCAAGACTCTGACGCAGCCGGCGGTTGAGCCGGTCACGCTCGCCGAGGCGAAGTCGCACTGCCGGGTCGATGTCGATACCGACGATGCCCTGATCGCGGCGTACATCAAGGCGGCTCGCGAGTGGTGCGAGGCGTACTGCGACGAGACGTTCGTGCATACGCAGTACCGAATGACGCTGGACTCGTTCCCCGTGGAGATCGAGTTGCCCCGCCCGCCGATGGCGACCGCCGGCACCACGACGGCTGTCAGCGTGACCTACACGCTGGAGACTCAGAGCACCGCCACGCTCGCGACGAATCAGTACCGGGTCGATCGAGACAGCGTGCCGGGTGTGCTCCGCACGAACTACAACGGCTCCTGGCCCTCGCATCTGCTGGACTACAACGCGGTGACGGTGACATGGTGGGGCGGCAAAAGTTCCGACGGCTCGGGCATTGAGCAGCGGGTGAAGTCGGCGATCCTCTGGCTGGTCGGGCTCTGGTATGAGCGTCGCATGGCGGCTGACGCGGTGAGCCTGTCGGAGATTCCCTTCGGCGTGAAGGCGTTGCTCGATTCGGCGAAGTGGGGGAGCTACCGATGAGCAACGTCAAGGGCCGATTCGGAATCGACGTATCGTTCAATGACTCGACCGTGGCCGGCGGCGCGAGCAGCATGAAGACTATCAACCTGACGCACGCGACCGAGTATGACTTCGGCAAGATCGCGGTCGTGACGGGCACCGTGGGCACAGCCGTGTCTACGGTGTCGATCGCCCCGACAACCTACCGCAATGCAGCGGGCGACATCGTGTCGTTCTCCAGCGTCTCGCGAGTGGCGTTTCAGGCGTCAGGCCCGACGCTCGTGGCGTGCGACGGCATCGGCGGCTGCGGCGTGAACGATTGGACGATCTATTCGCGTGCCGGTCAGGTCGCGGTGTCGGAAGCGTTGGAGACTGTCTCGTTTTCGGTCAACGTCTTTGGCACGGCGGGCACCGCGTCTTACACGCTGGTGATGTATGGCTCTTGATCCGGGGCGGCTTCGCGAGCGGGTGACGATTCAGCAGGCAACCGAGCGACGCAACTCGCTCGGTGAGACCACGCTGGAGTGGGCGACGTTCGCCGAGCGGTGGGCGAGCGTCGAAGGGCTCTCGTCTCGCGAGGTGCTGCTCCTGGGGCAGCAGCAGACCGAAGGCACGCACCGCGTGCGGCTGCGGTACGTGACGGGGCTCGTGCAGACGATGCGGCTTCTGTGGCGTGGTCGGGTGCTGGAGATCACGACGCTGCTCGAACACGCGAACCGCAGCGAGCACGAGTTGCTCTGCACGGAGAGGGTGGACTGATGGCAGTCGCGGGCATTGAAATCACTGCCGAGATGGCGGAGCTGCGGCAGTTGCAGCAGGACATCGGCCGGCTGTTTTCGCCGGCTGACAAGGCTCGCATTCTGAAGGCGGCACTCACGAAGGCGATCGAGCCTGCGTTCCAAGCGTTGAAGCAGACCACGCCGCTCGGGCCGACCGGCAACCTGCGGCGGGCGGTCGCGAAGAAGATCCTCGTCTACGCGAAGGACGGGGCGGCGGTTGCGGTGCTCGGGTTCCGACGTGCGGGGCTTTCGGACTCCGTAAGTGCAGCCGGCGGCACGGTACGAGCCGGGCCGGATCGGGCGTTCCACCAGTGGTGGCTCGAAGAGGGTACGCAGCCCCGGCAGATCCGCCTGCCGTCGCCGCCGAAGGCATACAACCGCCCTGGCTACAACAAGCCGGGCTTCGAGCGACGCACGTACACGATGACCCGCAATGGCAAGACGTTCACCGTGCAGGGGCATTCGGTTCGCGGGCACGGCGTTACCTCACATCTCGTGAACGACCCGAACTCTTACTTCTACGCGAGCAGCTACAGCCGGCTCGGGCCGTTCAAGATCAACAAGTTCCGAGGCGGCGAAAGAGGCTTCATCACTGAGCCGGGCTATCCGAACGCCTTCTTCAAGAAGTCGCGTCAGCCGATCACGATTCCGGCGATGCCGGCGGGCGGCAGTGACGGGCAGCCGCCCCTCAAGACCGCGTGGGCACGCACGCAGCCCACCGTCGCCGAGATCCTCCAGCGGGAACTGCGGCTCTCGCTGGAGCAAGCCCTCGACACCCTCTCGCAGCGATCCACGGGAACCATCGGCACATGAGCGTGAAATCCCCCGAGCGTCTGATCGGCGATGCCCTGGTCGCCGCCCCCGCCGTCGCGGAGATCGTGGGCGACCGGGTGTACCCCGTCATCGCCCCCGCCTCGGCGGCGATCCCGTTCGTCACTTGGCGGCGGCAGGCGGTGCAGCGGGAAGCCACCCTTTCCGGCCCGTCTGGGATCGCGACCGTGACCCTGGCCGTGGATATGTACGCGACCACGTATGAGGGAGTAAGGGAACTGGCTGACCGCTGCCGCCAAACACTGGATGGTTTCAACGGGGCGTTGGGAAACTGGATTTCAGTGCGGAACGTGTCGCTGCTCAGTGAGAGCGACGGGTTCGTACAGTTGGCCGGTGGCGAGTTGCCCGCCGTCTACAGCGTGACGCAGACCTACACCATTCTCTGGCAGGAGATCTAGAACCGTGTCATTCGCCACTCCGCACGATGGTTCCGGCACAATCCTTCGCTTCGGTGCCAATGCGTACACGGCAACGAACATCGTCATCAACAACACCAATCCGGCCGCCGGTGCAGATGCACGGATTGATGTGGCGCACTTGGCACAGTCTGCGGGCGAACTCGCTGCGACGCTTGATCGTCCGCTCGTGATCCCTGCCGAGGACGGCGGGTCGGGCCGGCAGATCACGTTCGACTACCTGGGCAAGACGATCTTCCTCGACGGCTCGACCGCGACGGTCTACATCGCGATCGGCGGCACCGCTCTGATCGGATCGACTGCTGCCGCTGGCACGGCGTTCTATGCGACGGTGGCTAGTTCGACGCTGACGCTCGCGACGAATGACGCGGTGCGTGGGCAGGCTGTGCTCACGCTGGTTCGCACTAGCTCGCTGACCTGACCATGACGGAGGGCCGTCATGGCGATTCCCTGCCAAGGGTTCACGATTACTTGGGGCGGTGCGTCGCTCCAAGAGGTGCAGGCGTTTGACCTGGATGCCGCCCGCGGGCTGCCGCTCGGTCGCACGACGACATGGACGCCGAGTCTGGGCACGCTGCGGATTGCCGCCTTCTCCACGGCTCACCTGCCCGAGAGCGAGTACGGCCGGCGAAAGCGGCTGACGTTCGCGGGTCGCACCGCGTCGGCTGGAACGCTCGTGACGTTCTTTGATCGCGACTGCATCTACGAAGACGCACGCATCGAAGCAGTCGCGAATGAGGTCGTGAGGTTTGCGTACACGTTTAGGGTAATGGATACGGTCGGAGCTCCGACTAATCCATAGGAGATCGTGACAGATGGCACTGACGGCAGAGCAGATTCTCGCGGCGGATGACATGGGGCTGAAGCGGGTTCCTGTGCCCGAGTGGGGCGGCGACGTGTTCATCCGCGTGATGAGCGTGGGCGAGCGTGACTCGTATGAGCGGCGGTGGATCGGCAAGAAGGAAACCGGCATCGAGAACTTCCGCACGCAGTACCTCGCGGGCGTGTTGTGCGACGAGACCGGAAAGCTCTTGTTCACCCGCGACCAGATCGACAAGCTCGCGAGCAAGAGCGGTGCGGTGATGGGCCGGCTGTTCGATGAGGCGATGAAGCACAACCGCATGACAGAGGAGGATGTGCAAGAACTGGGAAAAGGCTGAACGCGAGCCCGACTCGCCGGTACATGTTCGCGGTCGCTCGCGACTTGCGAATGACTGTCGGCGAGTTGAGCACGCGAATGGATTCAGCCGAGTTCAGTGAGTGGATCGCCTACAACCGCTACTACTCGGCGTTGCCCGATTCATGGCGTGAGACGGCACTGATCGTCACGGCTCTCCTGGCTCCGCACATCGGGAAGAACCAGAAGCGACCGAAACCCGAGGATTTCATTCCGATAGAGAAGCCGCCGCAGCACGAGTCGCAGGACATGGCGGCGTTGTTGGAGTTGCGGCGGCAGTTTGGTCTAGGCGATCTCGACAATGGCTAACGTACTCTCACTGGCGTTGCGGGTGACGGCTGACGCCAGCGGCCTACGGCTCGATCCGGTGCAGCGTGCGCTCGTGGGGCTGGGCGATCAAGCCGAGAAGTTGACGAGTCAGTTCGCCAAGTTTTCCGGCGGGAGCGAAGCGGCGGCGGCGGCTCAGGCCCGCTTTGAGCAGCAGTCGCAGGATCTTATCAACACCCTTCGCGACGGCGGGCCTGGGGCTGCGACGCAGTTCGCCGCTGCCTTCGAGCGGCTAACCGAAGCCGCGAACAAAGAGGCTGCCGCGTTCCAGCGAGCGCAGCAAATCACCGAAGCCAATCTCACAACGCTGGAGCGGTTCGACCGTGCTCAGGCGGAACTGACTGAGCAACTGAACGCCGGGCGAATCTCGCTGGAGACCTACAACCGGGCGACTGAGAACGCTGCGAAGGGGCTGACCGACGCGGAGCGTGCCGCTCGCGGGTTGGCGGTGCAGACCGATGTGATCGACGCTGCGGCTTCTGGCACGACGCTCAAGTTCAACGAGCTCTCTGGGGTGTTCTCGGTGCTGCCCGGCCCGCTGGGCAACATCGCGGGGCGGATCTCGGGCATCGCGAGTGCGAGCGAGGGGCTGTCGCGGATCTTTGCGGGCGGATTGACGGCGGGCTTCCAGGGGCTTGTGTCTTCAGTCACCGCTCTCATCAACCCGTTCACGCTCGCCCTCGCGGGCATCACGGCATTCGCGGCTGGTGCGACAGCGGTGGTGCGTGGACTCGTGGCCCTGGAGGATCGCGTAGAGCGTCTCAGTCGCTTGGCGACGCAGTTGGGCGTGTCGTTTGAGTTCGTGCAAGTGCTGGAGGAAGCCGGCCGCAGGGCAGACGTTTCGATCGAGCAGTTGAGCGGCTCGTTCGCCCGGCTTCAGAACACGCTCGCGGGTGCGGACGAAGAGAGCAAGAAAGCCCAGACGGCATTGCAGCGGCTCGGCGTGTCGGTTCAAGACTTCGGAGCACTTTCGGAGCAACAGCGAATCGACCTCATCGGCGAGCGGCTGGCTGCGATCGAAGACCCTGCCCAGCGGTCAGCAGCGGCGATCGCCTTGTTCGGACGCAGCGGCGTTCAGTTGCTGCCGTTCTTTAATGAGTTAGGCGGTGCCGCCGATGACATCCAGACTTTCGGGGCGGCACTGAGCGAAACCGACCGCACCGCTTTTTCCGGCCTGGGTGCTGCATTCGATCAAGTCGGCGTAGCGATTCAAGGTCTCGGGCAATCGGTGCTTCTGCCGTTCGTCGGGCTTGTTGAAGGGATCGCAACGGCATTTAGCGGACTCATCAACATCGTCACGGTAGTAGCCCAGACCATTGGCACCGTACTCGGCCCGGTTCTCAGCACCATCGGGGCGGTGTTCGGAGCGTTCGGCGATGCCGTCAACGGCACGATCGGCTTCTTTCGGTCGTTCTTCTCGACCGCTGAAGAGACCGCAGCGGCTACAGAGAAGACAGCCGAGGCGGTCACTCGCACGGCGGAAGAGGTCAAGGCACTCGACAAGGCGTTCGCCGACTCGCAGAAGGGTCTCGACTCCGCGATCGCCAAGGCTGGCGAGTTCGGTCAGGCCGGCTTCGATGCCGCGTTCGAGTTTGAGCAAGCCCTCGCTGACTTGCAGGAGCAGGCGAACGAAGGCGAGTTGAACGCAGAGCAGTACGCTCGCGGTGTTGCCAACGCGACCGCTGAGTTTGAGAAGCAGATCGACGTAGCACGCCGGGTCGCGGAGGAGAACAAGCGAATCGCTGAGGAAGCCCAGCGGCGGGCCGAAGCGGAAGCGAAGGCGGTGCAGGACATCATCGACGCGAACCTTGAACAGATCCGCATTGATGAGCAGTTCGGCGGCGACTCGAATCGGGCGAGGGCGGCGGAGAACCTGCTCAAGATCCAGCAAGAAATCGTGCGGGTCGAGGAGCAACTCCAGGCGGCACGGGCGGCCGGGGACACCGAGGCGATCAACGCCCTGACTTCCCGCCTCGCGACGCTGGATCAAGTCGAGGCCCGCGAGAACGACATTGCGAGCGGTGCCAAGAAAGCCCGAGAGGACGCTGCCAAGGAAGCAGAGCGGATTGCCGAGGAGGCCGAGCGGCGAGCCGAAGATCAGCGGCGTGAAATCGAACGCGTTAGCCAGCAGATCGCGGATGCCCAGGCGAAGATCCGCGACCGCCAGTTCGAGATCGAACTCGCCCGCGCCGAAGAACTCGCCACCGTTCGCACTGGCTCGGTCGAGATCAACGACATCCGCAGCGGCGGCATCTCGGCGTTCTTCGACACGCTGAAGGAAGATCCCGCTATCGCGGAGGCGAAAGCCCAGACGAAGGAACTCCAGGCGATGCGGAAAGAGATCGCCAAGCTGAACGCCGAGAAGGTTGACATCCTCGCGGGGACGGGCTGATGAGCGTTCACTCTTGGAACGAACTGCCGCGTACCGCGACGCATCTGATCGGGGCGTCGCCCGAGTATGAGCGGCGTTTCATCGCGACGCTCAACAACCCCGACACGCCGGCTGCCCTGGTGGTCAGCACTATCGGCGTGGAGCACTTTACGCCGCACCCCGAAGAGTCTTTCGCCCGGTGCTACGAACTCGAATACAACGAATCCTACGAGGGCAATCGGTATCACTCCGAACTGATCGCCCGCTACAAAATCCCCGAGGCTGACGAGCAGAGTGCGAATCTCTTGCCGTGGCTGCGGCCCGACGTGTGGAAGTTCCAGACACAAGGCGTCGCGGTGCCCGCCCTCTACTACTACGACGGCTCGACGCAGAAGCCGCTCACAAATAGCGCGGGCGACTATTTCCAGGGGCTGACCGTTGATGAAGCCCAGCAGAAAGTCACGATCCAGAGCAACCGACAAAACTTCCCCTCGGCTCTCGCGGCGGCGGTTACGAACTGCGTGAACGACGGCAGCTATCTCGGGTTCCCCACCGACGGCGTGAAGGTACAGGGCATCTCGGGAGAGCAAGCCGTTGAGCAGTTGAATGGGCAAGAGGTTCGCTACTGGAAGATCACGAGCGAACTGCTCTGCCGTCAGACCGGATGGAACCTGCTCCTGCCTGATGTTGGTTTCAACTACATCGACGGCAGCGTAAAGAGGCGAGCCGACGTTCAAGGCCCGGACGGCGAGCAAGTCGCATCCGCGAATCCGATCGCCCTCAACGGCAGCGGCGGCAAGCAAACCGGCGGCAATCTGCCTGCGATCCTCACTCGCCGCGTCTACAAAAGAATCTCGATGTCCCAATACTTCGGCGCGCCGCCGTCTTAGGAGCAACCATGCCCGACATTTCTTACAGCGTCAACGTGAACGTAAACGCCGGGGCGTTGAATCAGAACCTCAACGCGTCCAACATCACGAGCGACTTTGCCACGACGGGCTTGCTTGCTCTCACGCTCAACGTCGGCACGAGCACACAGGCGATCACCACGGCATCGGCGTCGAACCTGGGGCTGTGCTTCGCCCGGTCACTCGCGACCAGCGGTACGCATACCGTGTCATTTGGTAGGGTCAGCGGCACGACGCTCTTCGAGACGGTGCGGCTCAAGGCCGGCGACGCTGCCGTGCTGCGGCTCGCGCCGGGCAACTACGCGGCGAAGGCTGACGCTCCGAACTCGCGGCTGCTCCTCCAGATTCTGGAGGAGTAGTGAGTACCGCCCGCGTCGATTTCACTCGCGGTGCCGCCGAGCGGATCGCCGCCGTCGTGCGCCGCGTCGAACAAGGCGACCGGGACGGGGCTCCGCTGACGTTCGGCAAGGTCGATCCGCCTGCCGGCAAAGTGTTTCGCATGTGCGCGTTCACTGGGGCATGGGCGATTGACACGCCGAAGACAGTGACGTTCAGAAACGTGACCACCACGCCAAACACCGTGATTGCATACAACCTGTTTGCTGCGATCACTACGTCGGGCACTGCGTCCTCAACGCCGTGTGCGATCGCGAAGGACGGCACAGCGTGGTATCTCATCGCTGCCCGCTGCTCATGATCGAGTTTCTCGCCGCTGTTGAGCCCGCGTCGCTGCCGCTTCTGGCGGTGCTGGCGTTCGCGGTGTCGATGTACCCGATGGGGCTGATGCTCGGCTCACCATGCAGCCCGTGCTGCGGGTGCAGCCTATGCAACCAAGGCTCGCTGCCAGAGACGGTCACCGTCACACTCAGCGGATTCCCTGATTCCAGGGAGGGGCCGAATCGTCTGTCGCCCATTTTCACCAGTTGCTTCGGCAACAATGCCGCCGCGACCCTCACCGAGTCGGGCGGCGCAATATCGACTGTCACGATCACCAACGCGGGCACTGGATACGCGATCCTTGGCAGGACTGCACCGACGCTTTCGTTTTCCGGCCAGGGCAGCGGGGCGACCTTCACGCCCACTTTCAACGTCGTGCCCAACGCCTGCGGCGTCGATTTCTGGCAACTAGCGTCCGTGACGGCCACAGGCGGGAGCGGCTACGTCGATGGCGAATATCTTGTGATTACCGCCGCTGTGGATGACACGGTCGAGCAAGCGGCGACGGCGAGGCTCTATGTAGGTCGAGCCGAGCCTACGCTGACGATCAGCGGCAACGCTACCGCCACGGTGTCGCTGCTCTACAACGGCAACGCTACCTGGGGCGTCGATTCCGTCAGCGTCACTAGCGGCGGCAGCGGCTACACAGAAGGGGCGGCGATCACGTTTGACGATGGCGCGAACGGAGTTCAGGTTCTCGCTGCAAGCGCAACCGCCAGAGTAGTTCACGATGAGCCGATCCCGGCGTTTTATATCGACACTACCGGCGGCTCGGGTGCGTCTCTTGAAGCCGTGTGGACGCTGCTCCCGTCCAATCAGTGGCCCGCTCCGAACAAGAAACTGTACGAACTTGCCAGCGTGACGGTGCTCAATGGCGGCAGCGGGTATCAGCAGTTCGAGGGCATATACCTCACATTCGCGTCTGCTGATGACGGGATCGCAAACGTGAATGCGTTTCTGGATATCGAATCGGTGGATGGCAACGGCGCGATTACAGCGGTATTTGTCGCGCCGGATGTTTTGCCCCTCGTCGCCGGCCCGGCTGGCGAATACATCGGCTCGCGAACCGACGAACTGCATTCGGTAGCAATCAACGCGCTGAATCGCGGGGCATACTACGAAACCTCTGCCGGCGCGTTGATAGTAGCCGTTGAGACTCCTGGCAGCTACTACCACGTTGACGCGACCGAGCCGCCTTATGTGTCTACGGTCGCGATCACCGTGTTTGAATCGCCGTCAGAGTTTCCGGTCGGCAGCCAGTGGAGGCCCAGCGAGGGGTCGGGTGCTACGTTCGACGTGACGGTTGACGATGACGCGACCAGCCCGACATTCGGCCAGATCACAGCCATCTCGATCACGAACGGCGGCAGCGGCTACCAGCAGTACCCGGAGTTTCCGGTGTGCTGCGGCACGTTCTACAACGACAGAACTTTCGTGCTGTCGCGAAAAGAAGGTCTTCTGGTGCCCGGTGAGTTTCGTACAGGACCGACCGGCTTCAACGGGCCATGCGTATATGAACATCGGTTCTGTGGCTCCTCGACTGTAAGAGAAAAACGAGCGTCGTTGCGCGTTCACTATTACGGTCCAGATATTAAGCCTGAAGTCA